AGAACTTATGCACCTATGTACGGTGCTCATGGTGATGGGTGTTACTATTACCATTTGTCACGCAAAACTTAAATCATTATAAAAAACCCTCAATTTATGAGGGTTTCGTTATAAAATAGTGTGTAGCATTCAACACAATACAAATGTCAGGCGATTATTTCACCCATGAGAATCAACAACCGTGTAAAGTATCAAAGGCGATGGATGATATAAAGGAGTCAAGATGGCACAACACAAACTATGTCTTAGAGTTAGAGACCATGATGGTTAACGCACGGTACAGGACAGGAAGTCCCATGCAAGACTGATATATTATTCGATCTTTGATTCCCAGGAAACCCCGAAAAAAACTCGGCATATTTTTTGCCTGTAGGGGTTTTTTTATTATACGTTAATATTTGAGGAACCTGGTCCGTTATCATATGATGTTACTGTGCCTAGTTCTACTTGATTACTAACACTAGCACTAATGTATCCTCTTGTGTCTATAAATCTTTGTGCTACATTCAGTTCTGTCTTCTTATTGTTCTGATCGTCTAATTCTGAATGTGGTTCATATGCAACCAAATTAGCAAATTCGTCTGTAATCATATTTGTCAATTGACCTGTAGGTATTCGCATAAGTCTCTTCATATCGTTTTCATACGATTCGTGCTCATAATTACTTACTGGATATCTTGATTCCTCTGCTGTCTTAGTTGTTCCATCTGGCAATATTGCTCTAAATGTAGAATTGACCTCTATACCCTTTTTGACGAAAACTATATCATTGTATAGAACCTCATTACTTTCATAATGGTGAATTCCATCAGGATCGTCATAGATCTCCTGACAGTAATCCTGAAGCATCCATTCATCTTTTGGCCATTGACTATATACGTCCGTAATGTTGTTTACGATAAGTATTACCCAATCAAGAGTTGTACTTCCAAGAACTGCTAATGCGAGATCTGAGGGTTTAGTCCCATCTGGGATAGATGTAGTTTCAAAGAGTGTTGTGTATTTTTCAAGATCATCTCTTATTTTACATCTTCTGAAGATATTCTTGACAAGACGATATTTGAATGCTTCTTCATCTGTAAGACCTTCACCAATATAGGTATTTGGTAGTTGTGAAAAATATGCCATATTTAGTAACCTTTCGCTATATCTTCGGTTGTGAGTAGTTTAGTCTCTGTAAATTGAACGTTCAATACTAATGCTGGTACATTTAGCACTGAATCTCCACCTGCTCTTTTTAAAGCATTATATTGGTTATCTGGAGTATAGTTTACTGTTACGTTTGTGCATACTGAAGGATGAATCTTGAAATGTAGGTTACGGTCTAAATCACCACCACTAGATACTAGAGATCCTTGAGAGTCAAAACGACAGAATTGAATATCAAATTTTCTTGGTACTTGGAAATATCTTTGCCCTTCAGCAGTTGTCATTAATTGACCTCCTCCTGTCCAAGGGTCATCCTCACTGTTATTCCATCCAAATAGGTTTTTCAATGCATCGATGGTTTCATCAAATGGTTCGTATTTTGCTCCTTTTTTACCAATTTGGGATTTCTTTGCTCGTACTTTTCTTGCTAATTTACCAGATTCAAATGTTGGGTGAGAACCCATCTTAAACCATGTACAAATATTGTGTATATTCTCTGCTTCTGTAGGGTTTCTTGCAAGCATCTTAAAACTAAAGTTATGATTACGGAAACTCATGTTATTGAAGACTTGTTCCGTATAGGGGTTAAATATTCTCCCCTTTGTCATTTGCTCTAAACTGTTAATATCAACACTACCTTGTAATCCTAAAAATCCACTAATACTGTTTGCTGCCTGTACCATTGCACTTGCACCAAATTCAGGGTTTGCTGCTTTTGCAGCCATTTGGATTGTTTCTGCTAATTTATCAAAATTTATTTCACCTTCTACATTTGCTGCTGCGTTAGCAAGAGCAATACCACCAACTCCGAGATCTACGGTTCTATAGTTTGATTGGTATGTTGTTGATAATGCTGGTGGCATATTAATGTATACCGTATCATTATCATATACTCTATCTGCTTTAACTGAACCTATATTACCACCGTAAAATGCTGCGTTGTCATCTTGGAATGACATTTGAAAACTTTTAAATCTACACCAGTCGATTGCATAGGTTGCACCATCAGCATCTCTATGGCGTTCTCCATGTGATACAGGAGCTCTATATGGGTATCTAAAAATTGACAACTGAACTACCTAAATATTAACGTGACCTGTATTTATTTATGCGTTATAAGCGAGGAAAGTACTTTCCTAAAAAACCTAATAAGTATAAGGGTGATTATCATAATATAGTCTATCGGTCAGGGTGGGAACTTAAGTTCATGAAATTCTGTGATTCTAATTCTTCTATTACCGAATGGGGTAGTGAAGAAGTAATTATACCCTATACTTCACCTGTTGATGGTAAACGTCATAGATACTTTCCAGATTTTTACGTTAAATCTAATGGAAAGAAATTTATAGTAGAGGTTAAACCATTAAGACAGACTAAGGAACCGAAAACACAGAAGAGGGTCACCAAAAAGTATATTAATGAAGTTGTCACTTGGAGTGTCAATAATGCGAAGTGGAAAGCAGCAACGGAGTTTTGCAAAGATTACAATATGGAGTTCATGATCATTACAGAAAAGGAGCTTAGAGTATAATGCCTTGGCGTTCAGACATACCACATAAACAGCAAGCTAGATCGACATATCCAAGTTTACAGGAGTTCATGTCCTTTGCCTTAAAGGATAAGGATTATTCTCCAGCGTCTAGTAATCTATTTTCAATACATATCGTACCACCAGCAATCTTAAAAAATTGGACTGCACGTGATGGTATTAACGGACATGTAATATCAGATACTATTGGATATAGAGATTCAACATTTATGCCTGGTTCAGGTGGTAAAGGTGGAATGTTAGGTAAGTGTTTAAATTTTTATTGTCAAACTATTAGTACACCAAGTAAACAGGTTACAACTGGTTCACTTGTTAATATAGGTACTGCAACCAAATATGCTACTGGTTCTGCTTTCAGTCAGATCTCTGCAACTTTTATTACACCCAAGTCTCAACATAGTAGGAATTTCTTTGAAAGATGGATATCATTAATGGCTCCTGATGCTAATCAGTATAGTGATTATTATGATTATTATAATGCTCCCAGAATGATGATTTTTAAATGGGAGAAAGGTGGACAACGTGAAGAACCTTATACATTTGAAACTAGGAATCAGAATGAAAAGATAGAAGGTTGGAATCCTAATGATAGACATCCACAGAAAGCATATAACTATAAATTGACCGCAAGTTGGGAGATGCAACAGGCATTTCCTTATAATCTAGGTTCAACTCAGTTAAATAACCAAGCAAATCGTCCTATGACGTTCACAGTAGGATTTTTCTTTGAACGTTACAGATTCTACACAGGAGCAGATTTTGATGAACCAGGTATCAGGACACAAATTTCTATTCCTGGACTGGGTTCAAGAGATGATGATTATTATGATCCACTTGTTGATGCTCAACAGATATTTGCTTCTGTAGATGCTACACAAAAATCACTCGGAATATGGTAGAATGAAACAACCATTACACAAATTACCACTCGATACGTGGTTTGATGATGTACCTCACCCCTATGATAGTTGGCCTATGTCAAAAACAGATGAACCTCTAGATCTTGCACCAAGTTCTGTAGAACCGCAAGATGAAAAGAAAGAAGAAACACCACATGAAATAGCGTACCGTTTAGCGGTTGAAAAACATAGTCCTTGGAAAGGTGGAGGTTCCGAGAACTTCCATAAATAATTTTACTGAATTGAATTCACAATGCCATTACCTACATTAAATGTACCTAAGTACAAAATGAAACTGCCTTCAGACGGCAGAACTGTTAATTACAGACCATTCCTCGTTAAAGAAGAGAAGTTGCTTTTACTAGCAACAGAAACAGGTAGTCAAGAAGATATCGTAACAGCAATTAAGAATATAATTGTAGAGTGTACAGATATCCATGATATTGATGATCTACCTACTTTTGATATTGAATTTGTATTCCTTCAAATCCGTACCAAGTCAGTTGGTGAGGCTGTTGAAGTTAATGTGACTTGCCCTGATGATGGAGTAACAGAAGTACCTGTTAAAATACCTTTGAATGAAATCAAAGTTAAAAAAGACAAGAAGCATAAGAAGGAGATTAAATTGGGTGAAGATATTATCTTAACTATGGGATACCCTAGTTTGGATACATTCGTTCAAATGAATTTCCAAGATGAAGAACCTACTGTAGATTCTGTTTTTGAAATGGCAGCAAGTTGTGTAAAACAGATTGCTGATGCTGAACAGGTATATGATGCTCTGGACACTCCTCAAGAAGAGATGATTAATTTCTTTGACCAATTGAGTAGTAAGCAGTTCCAAGAAGTACAAAACTTCTTTGATACTATGCCCAAACTTTCTCATACTGTTAAGGTAACTAATCCTAAAACTAAAGTAGTGAGTGATATAACTCTAGAAGGACTATCAGCTTTTTTCGGATAGCTCTACTCCATCAGAGTTTACAAGCCTTCTATGAGGTTAATTTTGCTCTAATGCACCATCATAAATGGTCATGTGAATATATTGATAATTTGATGCCATTCGAGAAAGAGATCTATATGCAACTCTTAATGAATTATCTTAAAGAAGAGAATAAACGAATGGAGGAAGAGCGAGTCAACCAACAACGTAAATAATAGTGGCAAATAAATTTACACATAAGTTTGTAAATGCTGGAGTAAAGGGTAAAATTACACCAGCACTTTTTGCTGCAAGAAAATCTATTACTGCTACTAATAGATTAGGTAATACTGTTGCTAGTATAGGTAACGTTGTATGGGATATGAGACAAATTGCTGTCAAAGGGGCAGCAAATAGGATATTAGCAGAACAGGCACAACGTAGAGCAGAACAAAGGGAACGAGATCAGGAAGCTGAAGAAGCAGCAGAATTAGATAAGTCATTAGGTGGGAAAGGCAAAGCAGTTAAACCTGATGGTAAACAAAAGGGTCTCGCTAAAAAGCATTTTGGATGGTTGAATGGGTTTCTTAGACCTGTAGTAGAATTTTTTGGATGGTTAATTAAGGTTACGGTCATTAAGAATATTCTTAATTGGCTGGAAGATCCGAAGAATAAGACTAAGTTAAAGGAGTTTTTAAAGAAGTTTGTCTTTGTTGTAAAGAAGTTATATTCATTTGTATCTTGGATTGTAAAGGATAATATTCTTGATGGACTCGCAGATCTGATGGGAGCTGGGGGTAAAGACGGTAAGGATTCATTCTGGGATAGAGTAAGAGGATTAGGTAAGCTCATGTTTGGGCTTACCATGATGCGATGGTTGCTCAATCCATTTGCAGCAGTAACTGATATTGTAGGGTTACTTGACTTTATAATGAATTGGCGATTGCCAAAGTTGAGGATAAAGGGATTACAGAGACTTTGGGGTAGACGGATAAAGAAAGGGTTTAATAAGATTCGAGACAGTAAACGTCTGAAGAAGATGGTTGAAACCATCAAGAAATTCGGCAGACCCATAATGAAGCCGATTAAGTTCATTGGGAAGCAGTTTAAGAATTTTAGGCAGGGTTTTAAGGGTGTAACAAAGTCAGCAGATATTGCTAAGACGACTAATACGTTATTTCCTCATATAGCAACTGGTGCTAAGAAGGGTGGGAAGGCATTTGAGGCTGGAAAACAAGTTAGACAAACCCTTAAAAATTTCTTTGGAAAGGGTAGCAAGTTTGGTAATCTATTACAG